TGATGTAAGCCCACCAAAGACGATGTCTCCCAAGGCTGCGCCTGTTACCGCAAATGTTCCTGTTGTAACATTTGATCCCGCTGTAGCCGAGTCTAGGTCTTGGAATGTAGAGCCAGTAAACGCTGCCGTGCCAAAGCTGACCTTGGTTATGCTGGGACCAGTAGCACCAATCTCAAGCGTACCAACCGTAGCAAGTCCAGTATTGTTAATTGTGGTTGAGGCAATCGTACCAAGCGTGTTTGTTCCAGTCGAAGATGTGAAGCCAGTTGCGAAGGTTGTTACGCCGTTGATTGTGGGGATTGTGGCTGTGCTGATTGTTGCTGTACTGATTGTGGCCGTTCCCAAAGTAGCCGTACCAGTTGAGGCTGTAATGCTTGATCCAAAAGTAATTGCCCCAAGCTGGAGGGGAATGGTTGCGGTACTAATTGTTGCGGTGCTGGCTGATAGAGTTCCGATAGTTCCAGTGCCAGTAGAGGCAGTAAAGCTGGTTCCAAATGTGGCTAGGCCAGAAGCAAACAGCGTTCCAATTGTAGATGTTCCTGTAGATGCAGTTAGGCTTGACCCAAAAGTAACTGGCCCTAAAAGACGGCTATTGCTTGAAACTGTAAACGATCCAGTGCTTTGTACTGAATCAATTCCAACCGAAAGAGCCGAAGATGTATTGTCTCCATCTGTGATAACTTCAACAGCACCAGCCGAAGGCAATCCACCAGTCCCAAGTGTCTTCAGAAGCTGTGGATAGCTGGTGGCAATGTTCTGTGTTCCAAGTGTGGGCATTTAGTCTCCTAGTTAGAAAGGCGGTTTTTAAGGACATCCCAGGCCATTGAGCAAGCAAGCCCTATCAGCCCAGCTACAGCCAGAACCTTCGTCCGCAGGTGTTCTAGCGCACCTAATCTATTAGCAACATCCCCATGAAAAGCAAGTGACCTTTCTACCATGGCGTAAAGCTGAACTTGACGCTCTTCCATTCTGGCGAGCCTAACTTCCATGTTCCACACCTGTTCCTCACTCATGGCTTAGTAGCTCCTAAGTCAGATGCTGCCCCCATATCCGAATATACAGGAAGTGGGTTGTTGTCAACCTTGCTCGGTGAGCAGGACGAAAAAAGAACGCAAATTAGGAATTGGCTAATAAATCGCATACTTTGAATTTAGATAATTGTTTACTTGCCCACGCTCTGTTCCATTGAGAACTCGATTGTATGTTATAATTTCAGTTATTTTGCCAGAGAAAAATTCTGCATATCCGCCAGAACCTTGATCGTAAATACATCCTATTATGAAACAATTTCCAGTATTATATGTATCTAATGCAAGTTCTCCGCTACTATAAAGCGTCCCATTTGCGTATAAGTTTGCGGTTGTTCCATTGTAATCTGCTGTTGCTATATTCCACACATTGTTTGCATACGCTGGGCCAGATAAGTCTGCTGCATATCCTGCAAGATATGGGCTGGAATTAAGATAATCATTTCTTGCTTGTATGAGAAATGCTTTACCAGTAGCTGCTGTATCAAGATTGCTTTGACCACAAATTGAATTTGATGCTTCTGCCTCATTATCTGTATAATAAACGACAAAAAATGTTCTACTGGATGACCCAGTAAAAACACCAAGCCCATTCATATATTCACTACCAGTAAAGTTTAATGCTGGATTCCCATTTTTTGCATTATTTACAAAGATTGGATTAACTACGGAAGTCATATTCTTGCCATTCCCACTTTGATCTGCCCAAGCGGTTACATTTGACCCAGAAAGCGTAACTCCAGCGTCAGCCTTTAGCCATAGGGATAGTCCAGATAAATTGCCTGGTGAGAATTGCGCGTCTCCACCAACCTTGCGGATGGTCTGCACGCCTAGTCCTAGGGATAGTCTTGGCATAAAATTATATCAAGCGGCGGTGATGGTGAGGCTAGGTGACCAGCCAGTTGTGGGGATAATTCCGCTGGTAACTTCTAGTACGCTTGCAATGTCGTTGCTTGTTCCAAGGTTATTGCCATCACATTCGTAAATTCCCTCGTATCTGTAAATCCAGTAACCACCTTCTTTAATTAGTTTTATTGCACTTATTGTAATATCCACATTTCCAGAGATGGCCTCACAGAAAGCTGTCCCATAAATAAAGGAAACGCTGGCTGAATATAGTGTGCTATTGATTTTTGATAAAGCTATTGTTCCATTGTATCCAAAAGTATCAACAACATTGATCGTGTTTGTGGTCGCAACAGGAATCCCGCTAGGTGCAGCACCGCCACCAACCTTGCGGATGGTCTGAACTCCTAGTCCTAGAGATAGTCTTGGCATAAAATTACAATGCAATCACCCGCCAAGGGCTTGAACCTTTGGCGGTGTGGTTGCTTGAATCATTAACCAGCTATGTAGCCGATCACCTTGCCAGTTCCAGCCGTGTAGCTGTCGAACTCGCCATAGATGATGTTGCCAGAGCCAATCGTAACGCCTGTAAGAGTGCCATCATATTTACCGCTGATTGCGCTAAACGTGGTATCTGAAAGCATTTGGATTGCCCAATAGCCAGGTGCTGCCGTTCCAGTGCTTCCTACGGAAAATCCGTATTGGGCTTGGAACTTATCTAATGCGCGGGACATTAGCTATGCAGGGCAATCCGATAGGATGTGCCGTTAAGAGTCACGTTCAAGGACGCAGGGGCTGTTGCAACAGTATTAACTGTGCCACCGCTGGAGCTTGCCGTGAACTCAATTACGTTCTCAAAGGGCGAACTCACGATTCTTACAGTTTTATTCTTAGCCTTAATCGGGCTGCGAAATAACTCATTTGCCATATTTTTTTCTCCTTAAAGTTGCACGTTTGATACTATCTGGCGTGTACTTGCTTTTGAATCTACTGCCAAGCTTTTGTTCCTGGCGATAGTACCCCTTCAATAGATTTGTTTGATTGACTCCCAGCGGGTTGTCGAGGGGTTCGCCAACCCCCACTAGGCTCAATCTTTGAGGGACGGTGAATCTTTTAAGGTAACGAGGGACAGAATCCCTTTCGGCCACAGCCTTTTCCAGTTCGACAACTTTCCCATTTCTGGTGTCCTCGTACTGGTAAACAGGCATTAGCTATAGTTTTCCTTATCCGACTCCTCGGCCATCTTCATCATACGGTCTTCTTCGGACTCTTCGGGTACAGCAGATTCTTCTTCAGATGCTTCAGCCATAGCGTTGTTTACACGCACCATAGCCACACCACCTTCGATTTTCTCCACTACACCTTCCAATTCCACCATGTCTCCAGCTTCTGGTGTGGCGTTTTCTTCGCCTTCACCTAGCTCGAACATAGAGATCGGCAATTTAACCAATCCTTCTTTCATAGCTGGTTTCTCCTTGGTGGAAGAGGCTGGGGAGGTTTTACCCTCCCCAGCTTTCCGAGGACCCATACCAATGACTAGCATGGTTCCCATTTAATTATTAGCTGTAGTTGGACTTCGCAACGATGACTCGGAAGAACCGAGGATCGAGTTGCTTGGCCGCATAGAACGTCTTAAAGGACGCAATAACGCGCTGTCCATAAGGATCGCTCTTATCAGCAGCATCAAGGATCGTGACCTTCGGAGCGAAGGGCGAGCCAGAGGCGGCCAATGAGGACAAGCTAGGAACACCAAACGCGCCACCACCGAGGAGGACGTTTGCGTAACCAGTGTTAACACCAGTTGTTCCAACGCTGTTGTTAGCGATACCAGCAGCAGCCGTGTTGAAGGTCTGGACGTTGGTCGAGGAAATCACCGACACGCCAAACAATTTGCCGATCTCACCTTTATAGATGGCTTCGGGATTCGAGTAGCTCGAAACCTTCAACCAATCATCGTCCTGCTGTAGATCACGGATAACGGCAGGATGCGCAACAAGCGCGTAGCCGTCCTTGATCTTAGGAGCGCGGGCGATGAACAGCGAAGTCGCACCATCGAGCAAGTCGGTGGCGGTCATTGCGCTGTTAGCAACTGAACCAGTAGCCCAAGTCGTTCCGTTAGTGCCATTCTGAGCATAACGGGCATACGATTTGGTGGCTACGTTAGTACCAGTGCTGGTCGAGGAGTCCTGCACCAACGCGCGGTGACAGAGAGTGTCAGCGTGGAGGGCGGCATCTTCGCCGAGTTGTTTGGTGGCTTGGGCCAAGTGCGAGAACAATTCGGTTGCGAGAACAACATCCGTTAGGATGATCTTGCTTCCGTATTGGACAAGCGTGGCTTCAACTGAGGACAACGTGAGATCACGCTCGTCACCAGAGGATGGGGTTGTTCCTTCCGACAATTCGGAGATAGCAGTGATGCTAGGGTCACCGAAGCGGAAAAACCTAATGGTTTTATTCCCGCCAGTTTTGGTCGGGTAGGGGGTTTTCATTGCGAATTGCTCCATCTGGAGCAATGGGATTGCGCGTTCGAGCAATGCTTTCGAGAAGTATGCTTGGAACTGCGCGCTGACTGAGCCAGTAGTTACCATATAATTAAGTATCCTTGTTTGTTATGACTACTCAACCTCTGTCAACTTCGGATGCCATTTTCATCAATTCACGTTCTTGCTCTTCAAGCGTTAGTTCGTGAAAAGCTTTAGTCTTGGCAGGACCTTTGGGTTGTCCAGACGCTGGAGTAGTCGCTTTTCTGAGTTGAGAAAGTTCTTTCTCATACTCTGCAACCTTTTTCGACAAATCGGAGGCGGACTCCGCTTGGAGCTTTACCTTTGCAATTCCAACCGCATCCTTGATCCCCGCTGGGTAATTACGCAGGATTGCGTGGTTTTGCAACATTTCCGATACGGCTTTATACAAAGTGCTGGTTGAATCTTTAAGTTCAGGATTTGCTTCTACTTCATCAAGCAAATTTTTATCCCAAGCAGACTTTAGTTCTGTTTGGGTCTTTTGCTCGACTTCTTTCCTGTCCTCAACTTCGATGTCACCAGCTTTTTGTTCGGCAAGCTTTGCAAGATCGTCACGGCCTTCATCACGGTAGCTCTTTGCTGCTTCCCTGTAATCTTCCGCGCTAAACTTGCGACTGCTCGATTTTGTCTCGCCTTGAGGAGTTTCTGAAGTCTTCCTTGCCCTTTCAGCCTCGATCTGCTCACGCTCTGCTTTGATTCTGGCTTTCTCTGCTCGGACATCTTCCCACTCCTTCTCAAGTCGCGACTTAGCCTTCTCGTAACGGGTAGGCTTCTTTTCGGAAGCCGACTCCGACTTGTCTTCTGAAGATTGCGTTGTTAAAGAACTTTTGGCTTCTTCGGATTTCTCCTTAGTCGCTGAAACCTCATCCGAGGCTTCTAGTTTTGTTTTTTCGGCTTTTTCAGCAGGCGCGGGTGTCTGCTCGTTATCTCCGCTTGAATTTACCTCTGTTTCTGTTTTCTCTTTCGGCTCATCCTGGGGGATTGTTTCCAATCCCGCATCGGCTGCTGCCGCAAGTTTCAACATATCCAGTTCAGTAACTTCCATTGAATCCGCCATTTTGACCCTTTCTTACACTTGTCGGCAGGGAGTCATTCTGCCTAAAGGTTAGTTGGCTATTGTGTCATCCGATCCGTCCTCATAGCCAAGAACGGCGGAGTTAAGTTTTTGGGATGCGAGCGATTCTAAGGTCGCTACACAACCACGAAATCCTTTAGCATAACCACAAGCGTCTGCAAGTGCCTCTGATTTCTTCATCACAGCAGAGCCGTTTTGACGCAGGGTTAGGTTAAGCAAAATCAGACTAAGCCGCTTGCCAGTTGGGGTTGACAAGAAGCCAGTCCACGCCTTCTCGTCCTCATCTTCCCATTTGGGTTCATTCACCCATTCCTGGTCGCGCATGAATGCCAATGCTGCTTTTAGTTTTCTCATAGCTTTATTGCCCAGGAATCGCCTTGGAATAGCGTGTAGTCCTTTTGTCCTATTTCCTCTAGCAAAGCTTTCTTGATTGATTGCCAACTCCAGTCGTGACCAGCCAGAATCCCGCCTTCTTTAAGTTTTTTGCGCCAGCCCCTTAGGTCTGCAAGCACGCCTTCATACCTATGATCTCCGTCAATATAAACTAGGTCTAGCTCTCCATCCTTGAAGAATTGGAGCGCGTCTAGGCTTTTGCCCCTGCTATATAAAACATTCTTAAATGGAGATACGCGCTCTTGGAATGCCTCAAAAACAAACTTCATCGGGCATTGCTGGCTGGCTACATCGTTAATATCATACCCATTTAGCCAAGGATCAACCGCCATAACCTCCTTGAAATGTTTAGCAATAACCACCGTACCTTCCCCGCTGTAAGAACCAATCTCAACCGCCCTGCCATTCGCACCCGCCTCGTTCGCCCACTCACACAGTTTTGTTAAACCTTCCGCTTGGAAGGCATCCCGCATTACTGGTACTCTCATTAAATCAAAATGAAAATTTAGGAATACCTTGAGCAAATTGAGATGATTTTGCTTGTTGTTGCATTTTGAACTGTTGCATTCCTTGGTCGGTACTAGCAGCATATGGTTTCATTGTAGAATATGTATTTGCAAGATTAGAGGTGGGTATATTTTGATTTTTCGATCCTGCCTGCATATTTGCAAAATTGGCAGCAGCATCTTGGTTTAGCATATTTCTGTTCTGCATCCCTTGCTGGAGGAAGTTTTGGTAATTCTGCATTTGCTGTTGCGGAATTTGACCAAATTGCTGACCAATACCAGTAGGATTTCCTCCCATTGGAACTGGATAAGTTCTTGCCTGATAGTCACGCAATGAATCATAAATACTTTGATTGCCCTGCATCCCAGTCATTGGATCTACTTGGGCATATCCTGCCGTTGAATTTGTTGATTGCTGACCACCAAGAACTGGAGCAACTGGTGGTGGTGTGATTGCGCCAGTTGGGATTGGGTTAATTTTATTATATTCAGATCGAAGTCTTGCTAGGTTCTCAGCCATTTTAGGGCTTACTTTTGATGGATCAACTACGGACTCAAGAAATTGTGGATATGAATATTTCTTCTGATCTTCGGGAATAAATTGCCCGACATCATTGTAATACTTTTGATTCAGCCCCATCCTGTATTTCTCAAATTCAACATTATTTCTGCTAAGAATTTCTGGGTCAAACGCCCTGCCTGCTGGTGGCCTTAGCTGTGGGTTCTGATCCATGAACTGCTTTTGAAGCTCTGCTTCCATAGCACTAAAATACATTGGCTTTCGGTTGTCTTGCTGGGTTGGTGCGCCCATCAATCTTCCTTGAGTAAAATTATTTGCTTGTGCATCTGAAAGCAAATTTTGATAATTCTGCTGCGCCATAGCTGCGTCAAAATTAGGATTACGCACTGCTGCAATTGGAGCCGCAATTGGCTTTGCGGGGGCTTGTGTTTTGCGTGGTGGAAGTTTTGGTTTGGTTGCCATATTATATTACCTGTGGTTGGGGTTGTATCTGTTGCGCCATTTGTTCCTGCTGTTGCATCTGAGCCTTGCCTGCATCGCGAAGCTGTTTCTGGATAGCGCGGGATGTATTGGGGTCAACCTGTTCCAAGGCTGCCAAGTGCTGTTGTAAGTGAGCCATCAGAACTTGCATTGCACTCTGATCGACCTGTTGCTGCCTTGCTTGAGCCGCTTGGTTAAACGCGAAGAGAACGGATATATGCGCTTTGTGATCATCGCTAGGTTTGATCGCGACTGGGAATCCAGTTGCAAGCATAGTCGCAATTTCAGTCGCTTGATCTTCAGCCTGATCGCCAGAGGCTGCGTTCGGATCTTGGAAGAGTCTGCGGACCAGCGAGGGATCGTCTTGTTCAAGCACTGACTTTACCAGTTCGCCTTGGTTCACGAAAGGATTATTTTGGAACATGCTCATACGGCTGACTGCCTTCTGCAACGCAAACTGGCGGTTGATGAAGTCCAGTCCACCCTTCGGCTCAATCGAATACTCATCGTGGATGCCTTCGGGTGGCATTGTGCCAGTCTCTTCAGCATACCGATACATCAAA